AAAAAAAAAAAAAAAAAAAAAAAAAAAAAAAAAAAAAAAAAAGAAAAAAAAAAAAAAAAAAAAAAAAAAAAAAAAAAAAAAAAAAAAGAAAAAGAAAAAAAAGATAAAGAAAAAAAAGATAAAGAAAAAAAAGATAAAGTAAAATTGAAATAAATAAAAAAATATACTATATAAATAAAAACATGCATTTTTGTAAAGAATGTGGAAATATGTATTATTTAAAACTTAAAAGTACGGACGATGATTCAAGTAATAATTTAGTATATTATTGTAGAAAATGTGGTAATGAAGATGAAAATATTTTAGAAAATAAGAATAATTTATACGTAAGTAGAAATGAATTGAAAGTGCAAAGCAATTATAAAAATGTTATTAATAAATATACAAAATTAGATCCTACTATACCTCGAATTTATACGATTGATTGTCCAAACGGGGAATGTGTATCTAATAAACATTTAGAAAAAGGAACAGATAGGGTTGAGAAAGAAATATTATATATTAAATATGATAATGCAAATATGAAATATATTTATTTATGTGCTCATTGTGATAAAATATGGAATATCGATTAAAAAATAATAAAAAAATATATTAAAATTGAAAATAACTTATAAATAAATATTATAAGTTATATAATGTCTGAACTTCAGGAACTAAATATTGAAGAAGAATTGTTAAAAAGTAAAAATGAAGATGTACCTGTATTATCTATTCAAACTGATCCATTAGATGAAGAAGAACCTCAAGAAGAAGAACAACAAGAAGAACCTCAAGAAGAAGAACAACAACAAGAGTTACTGTCTTCATTAATACAAGGTAGTCCGTCTCAATCACCATCTAAAGAAGAAGGGGAAATTCTGGAACCATTAGAAGAAGGGGAAATTCCGGAATCTTTAGAAGAAGGGGAAATTCTGGAACCATTAGAAGAAGGGGAAATTCTGGAACCATTAGAAGAAGGGGAAATTCTGGAACCATTAGAAGAAGGGGAAATTCTGGAACCATTAGAAGAAGGGGAAATTCTGGAAGATACTGTTAATTTACAAAATGAACAATCAATGTTTCAAAATGAAGAACAAGATAGTGATGAAGATTCTAGTGATGAAGAAGAAAGTATTATTTATAAAAATCTAGAAGAAGATATAGATACAAATCTGTTAAAATTTTATCACCCTGAAACTGAAAATATTAATTATAAAGAACTGTTAACGCTCTCAAAAATTACGAAGAATAAAAAAGGCGAAATCATTGACCCTTTTCATAAAACTCTACCATTTATTACTCAATATGAGAAAGCAAAAATTTTAGGACAACGGGCAAAACAAATTAACCATGGATCAATACCATTTGTAGACATATCCTCTAATATTATTGATGGTCATACCATTGCATTAATGGAGTTAAATCAAAAAAAAATTCCATTTATCATACGAAGACCTTTACCAAATGGGACGAGTGAATATTGGAAAGTTAAAGATCTTAAAATAATTATGTAAAAAATTTACTTTATAATTGTTTATCTATCAGGTCTAAATCTAGATTTTGACAAAAAGTTATAAATTTGTTTTTTTGATAATTGATCAGAAGTATTTGCGTAAATATTTTCATTTACTTGTGTATTTTGTCCACTTATTATGACATTATCTCCACATGATCCCCTACCATCTGGCCAAGATGTTATATTATTTAGATGTTCTTCATATGTCTTTCCTGGAGGTACTGGATTTGTTAGTAATAATTGACTAGCAAATAAATTTTTTGTCGTTGGATTAATATCTGTTCGCAATAATTTTGGTGCAAATAATTTTAAATTTGTACTAGTTGTATTAAATCGTCCAAAAGGAAAACGATTTGTATATCCCTTACATACAAATATTGTATCTGTGGTAAATCCTGTTATATAAAGAGATAAACTAAAATTTTTTTGTATATTATTTATTATAATAGATGAATTATATACAAATTCTCCCGAAACTGTATACTGATATTTATCATATATACGAATTTCCGTATCTATAAATTGTATATTATCACCTACAATATTTATTTCTGTAGAATTTATGTCATAACTTCTAGTTACATTAACCAACGTTGCCATATCTTGTCTAACAATGGTCCAAATTATTTTTCCCTGACTGTTATCAAAATAATATCTAGGCCATAATATTATAATAGATCTATTATCTGTAGTCAGTGTTAATGTTGTTTGTGTAATATCAATATCTGGTAATTCAACTAAATTAACTTGAATAGTTCCGGGATAAATTATCATATTCTTAAGTGTAGGATTACTCAGAGCATTATTACTGGCTCGTATATCAAAATAATAAATACCATTATATTGTGTTGGGTTTGTACTTGTACTTGTAGTTGTATCAACTGACGCTGTATTAGAAAATACAGCGTTTATATCAAATATATTACTTGATGTATTTAATGGTTGATTAATTGTTGTAGTACCTGTTATAGTATTAGATAAGTTCCCTGTATATATATTATTTGTACTTCCATTATAAAATGTATTTGTAATATCAATTGGATTGACACCATCAGTATTAGATAATTTTAAATATACATTATTTAACGATGGAATATTTTCAACAAAATCAAAATTTAATGATGGGTTTCCACTTATTGACGGTAATATTGTATCTGATACAATAGTAGGTATATATGATACATTCGATTTATTAGAAGCAGTGTTAATTAAAAATATTTGTCCTGATAAATATAAATCAATTACTAATATGGTTGCTGCTATTTTCCTCTGTATTTCAAAATTATTAAAAGATTGATTTATTATATTATTTGTTACCAAATCTGATAATACTGTATTAATCTTCCAGTAATCTGATAAAAAATTTTGTTTTAATTTAAATAAAAATGAATTTTCATTAATAAAAGCATCTCCAGTATTTAAACTATCATTATTTATTACTCCCTTACCTAAAGATACACATGATCTACTTATTATTAAATTATCCGACACAGTTGTATCAAATCTTATATCTATTGATGGTTCGTTTTTGTCGTATGTACCATCTGAACTAGAGTATGCACTGGTGATGGGTAGATTTGTGTCTCTTTCTGAAATATAAATTTTTTTTGATTGTAATAATTCAGTATTTATATCACCTAATAAATTATTTGCATTGTCAAAAGGAAAAGCCCCATTCATAAAAATTTTTTCTAATTTCATTTCTACACTAAATATATTGTTTGTGTCAATTAAAGGGTCATATTGAATAATCCCAATATTCTCATTGTCTTCATCATAATTAAATATATTATTTGTAAAATCACTATCTATTTTTGGAAATAAAAATAAGTTAAATTTATTATTATTTACAACCATATCATTTGTGTTTGTTTCAGTAAAATTCTTAATAGCACTATTATATATTTTTAAACTATTTTGTGTTGTTGGATCTTCTAATCTAAATTGATAAACATATGTTTTTATATCAAAAGTAGTTGATTGAATATCAGCATAATTTGTATTTTCGGCATTAATTGTTGGTTCTTGATTAAAATATCCCGATGCCACGTCAAATAATATTATTTTTTGTTCTCTTGTCGGATAGACGTCGTCACCCTTCCATTCTAATTTTATTGATTCACTTTCTCTATTCGCATCTTTATATGTTGTTCCTGGAGTAGAAGGTGTTCCATCCATACCAGGATATCTTTCAAATGTTGTTACTCTAGAATTTGGTAAATCCGTATTATCATAGCCAAAATTAAATGTTATTGATAACCTACCAACCCCCGTTATCGGTTTAATAGGTACTAATGGTTTATATCTTATTTCAAAATAATTGGCTTCTAATGCATCTCTCATCGACCATATGTCAGTAGAAGTTGAACTGTAGAATATGGGAGAAGGAGAATTATAGTATGGTTCGGTAGTTTCTCTTACTAGTTCTAGTGTACCTGGAGTTTTCCTATAACCCCCACCTTTATTTCCTCTATGTGTTTTGCTTGTACCATTGTAGTTTGGCTGAATATCATCATAAACAAAATTTGGAATATGACGATATGCATAATTACCTGATAATTGAATACCATATGCTGTACCTGTGTACTCAGGTGGGGTGTTACCTTGATTTTCAATAATATCCATCACGTTATTACCCGTTGAAATAAGGAGTACTTTTGAATGTCGCTCTGAATTTAAACTGCACCAAAAAAGATTATTTAACTCATATGTGTTTGAATTGTCGGTTGTTGAGAAAATATTTGAATTTGTTGAACTAATTATATCAGTAACAATACTATTATCATTGTAATATTTTGGTGATATTTTAACATTTAAATTTAAATCTAAATAACTATTAATTTCATCATTGATAATAGAACACCAATCTAATGGATAATATAATTTAATTGTATTTCCACTGTCGACAATATCTGTAGTTTTTATACAATAATTTGTATTAAAATCTAGAAATTCACTAGGACCAATTATATCTCCACTAAATATATAATTATAATACTGTCTAGTACCAATTGTATCTGATTCCTTTTCCTCACTATCTGTTAATCGAACAACTAAATATTTTAAAATGTGCTCGTTATCATCACCCTCATTTAAAAAATTTCTCGACTCCAAATCTTCAAAATCAAGAATAATTATATTGTCTTGTTCCGAAATGTCTTTCAGATTTGTTGTTGTATCTATCCACCCTTCAGTATTTATATTAAATCGTGGAAAACCTATTTCATGAGTAACTGTATTATCTTCTGTATCTATAAGAGATCTATTCATAAGTTTTACAGTTGCCAATTCATTTTTATTTTTTATAATTTTCAACCAAAAATTACCATCACCAGTATTTTCATTAATACCCTTGATTTGGTTTCTCTCTAATTTATATGTCCTCACATCACTATAAAGTTCTGTCATTATATATAATTAAATATTATATATAATTATAGTATTAAAAAAATCAAATATTTAAAAAAAAAGTATACATTTTTATAATCTTACTTACATTCTTTAAAATAAGCAGATCTTAACATCGTATTTGATGAAAATGATGAGGCGGATGATTTATTTTTTATTGCCATTGCATATCGCATCTTGGATGATATTTTATTTACCTTTAAATTTCCCAATTTTTCTTGATATTTCTTTTTATCAGCATCACTAATTTTTTGATTTTGCCATAAATTCATTGACAAATTACAGTATCTATCAGCACATAGATTTGACATATATTATATATTATATATAATATAATTCAAGATTTTTTTTAAGATACTTAAAACTTCCAACGATTACCACAATTTAAACATGTAATAAAAGTAGTCATAGGTTCATCTGCTGATCGCGTTTGTAATTGATAATATGTACATTTTCTTTTCTTACATTTATAACACTTAAATTCATCTGTGGATGCAGCCAAATTATCAGTTGATAAATTTTCATCTCGTTTAATTTTTTCCTGAATTAATTTATTCCATTTTTTTCTATTCATTTCTTGATGGTTCATATATGTTAAATCTCTCGCCTTCATCTCCTTATTTTTAATTTTTTCTATTAATTCATCATTACATGAAGATATTTTTGAATTTAAATTATAATATATAGTCTTAAATCTATCTGTATATATTTGAACAAAATATTTATTCTCCCATTTTCTAACAACATTCTTTTGTTTTGCCTTTTTAATAGAATAATTAAAAATACCCTTTTCTATATTTATAGATAGTTTTTTGTTCTCTATAAAGTTTTCTATATTCGTTACTATTTTATTTCTAAATTCCTCATTGGTTTTAATCATACTTATATGTTATATTCCTCATTATTTTAAGTTATTTCAATTTTAACTTTTTAGTGTTCTTCATCACTATCTGATATATAACTTTCTTCACTTAATTCAGATCCTATATCATTTAAACCATCTTCGGATTCATCTTCAGATTCTTCTTCCGATTCATATTCTTCTAATTCAGGCATAGAATCTTCTTGATCTTCGGCATTTTCTGCTTTATTATTTGTTTCTTCATCTTCCAATTCATCATCTACGATTTCGTCATTACTTTCATATTCAGGTACAAAATCCCCATCTTCATCCCCAGAATCAACTATAAAACCGTCCTCTTTTGAATAACCTTCTTTTGTTTTATATTTTTCAGGAATTATTTCCTCCTCACTAAAACTATCTTCATCTCCCAAATCTTCAAATCCACCAAATAATTTTTCATATATTTTTTCCCATTCCTCCAAAGTCAAATCTTCCACATTATCATCATTAATCTCTTCATTAAAATGTTTTACAATAATTATTTTCCCAAAAAAAAGTTCACTATCTATCGGTGGAGGCAACTCATATCCATTTTCATTATTTGCCCTTCCACTATTTGTCGCAAATAATGATACAAATTTATCACTAACTTTCCACGTATGATGTTTTATAAAATTTTCACTATTTTTTAAATTTGCCTTTTTATATAATTCATTTAACGAAAATTCTCTTATTTTTGTTTCTTTTTTATTTTTATTTTTGTCTACAATAATAATCTTAGTCATTTGTATGTATTATTTGATAACCGGTTTAAATAGTTTATAAAATAATATAATAATGATGCATCAATATTTTGTACAACCATTAGATATTCATAAAATAAAACCATCTATAATTAACAAATTAAAAGATAATCTCGAATATTTTGAACAAGATCAACATATTTTATATACAAAAAATGGTTATTATATTGCAAATAATGATAAGGTAAATTTATTTAAAATAATTAATAACAATAATACCACACAAGATAATTTTTTAGATAAATATACCTTATATGGTAATGATATTTATACAAAAAAAATAGAAAATATAACCAACTTACCTGTTCATTATTATTCTATGAACATCAAAAAATTAAGTTTTTATTCAAAAGGAAGTAAAAATCAAATGATTATTGAAATGAAACAAGATAAAATTCTTAAATTATATTTTACTTCAAAAGACAAGAAATTATCTGAAAATAATTATTTTTTTAATAAAGATATAAGTTTATATTTAAAATCGTTAAATATTTAAGATATATATACATGTTATTTTGGATATGTCAACAAATCGTATTATCAATTATTTTAATATTATCATTGCATTATAGTTATTTGTTTTTTAAAAATAATTTAACAATACCTAAAACTATAGATATGATCAAAAAACCAGTTGGACAATATAAGGATATTTACAATTCACTTAAACAAAATAAACAAAAAAACGCACAAAAAAATGAAACAATGAAAAATGAATTAAAAAGTTATCTAAAAAATTTATCAACCAAGAAAAATAACGAAACAAACCCAAAAAAAACAGAAATAAGAGAAGCAGGGAATGTTTTTAATACATCTAACTTTAGTACATTTTAAAAATACATTTAGAGGTACACTTGCATTTATATTATATTTAGATGTTTAAAGATAAAATCCAAAAAAATAGTAGAAATAGTAGAAATAGTAGAAATAGTAGAAATAGTAGAAATAATGAAGAAAATTTTAGTAATATTTTAAGATATTTTCCAAAAATAGAACTTCCTTATGAAAAATCTATACATAACAAAGTTCAAGCAGATATATATATGTTAATACCAAAAGGAAAAAAATGTTTTTTATGGTTTAAAAACTATAACAATAAACCATTTTGTTTCATGATGGTCATTAATTTAAAAAATAAAAAAATTACGAGTATAACCTCTAAAATAACTAGTTTTGATCCTATTTTATGTTCAGGTACGGGTACAATTTTATACGGTACAAGTTTTGAAATAAAAGAAAATAAATGTTTCTATATTGAAAATATTTATTACTATAAAGGTCATAATTTATGTAAATATAATCACTATGAAAAATTAAAACATATAAATGAACTTATGCATTATAATATTTCTCAACAGAGAATAATCAATAATCAATTAACAATCGGTACACCTGTTATGTCAACAGATATAGAAAAACTATATCAAAAGGCATCGGATATCCCATATCAAATATATTCAATACAACATAGATTGTTATTTCAAAATAAAACATTTTTAAATTTGATTTATAAAAATAAACAAACATTACATAAAATTTTCAATATTAAAGCTACTATTATTAATGATATTTATGATTTATACGATATATATAATAACCCCGAAGTAAAAAAAACAGGAGTTGCTTATATTCCTGATTATAAAACAAGTGTTTTTATGAATAGGATTTTTAGAAATATTAAAGAGAATGAAAATTTAGATGCATTGGAAGAAAGTGATGATGAGGAAGAATTTGAAGATACTTCTATTGATAAATATGTTGATTTAGATAAATTTGAAAAATTAAAATGCGTTTATAATAAAAATGGATGGGTTCCTATTGCACATTTAGAAAATTAATTGGAAAAAAAAATAACTAACTATATATATAATGAGTTTAGTAAATGCCAAAAATGATCAATTTATACAAGATAGAATTTCGAATACGAAAGGTGTTACATGTTCAGGTCAAACTGGTGGAGGTTATGGATCTACAATGTCTTCTCTTTCACAATCAGATAGTTTAGGTAATACTTATCCTATTGTTGATAAACATTATTCTAATTGCCAGAAAGGTGGAGGGGGACATGATTACGATGGTGACTTTGGAGGCGTAAGTTATGGATTTACCAAATCTGGAGCACAGCATGCCAATACTCTTCGAGGAAGTTATGCCCCTATCACAAAACTTAAAAGTTCTAATATGTGCGGTGGTAAAAAGAAGAAAAGAAAAACTACCAAAAAAACAAAAACACGAATCAAAACACGTAGCAAAACACGTAGTAAAACACGTAGCAATGTTCGCAGAAATAAAGGTAGGAGAAATTTGTTTGCTACTCCTGCTAGAGTTTCTCGTTCTCGTTCTCGTTCCAGAGGAGGCAATATTACTGTATCTAACCCAAATCATTG